CGTGGAGACTTTGTGAGGCTTCGTCGTGCTCATTGCACGTGATACCTTGGACTGCGTCCGTTACAGAAGACCGTGGTTTGATTCCACGCTACGTCTGCAATACATCGTCTCTAGTACCATACAGCAATCGCTGCTTAGGTACAACTTTGTAGGTCCCGTTTGGACCCTCTTCCTTTTATCAACTATACCTGTTACCAACATAGAGGTTCATTTTATGACCACAACATCCTTTAAACAGATGCGTACAGAGATCTACCATTCGGCAGCTCTGCGGGGATTGATTCTAGAATGGTATGATGGCAGCTTAAGCGAGTTATTCTCGTTTGAGCAGCGTCACATGCTATCCAGGCTTTATCACCGGGCTCATAAAGAGTTTAAGGCCAGATCTGCGTATGTCGTTAATGAAGTCACTTGTGACTCCATCGATGATTTTTACGCACTCAGGCTGACGACTCATGAACTTGTTGGTAAGCTCGCAGAAGTCATGTCTCGTACAGACGCTGAGAAGCTCGCTCACTTTGCCCTTTCTGGGTTTCGTGACCGGATTCTCAGTGGCGACTACGATCACCTTCTGACTGGTATATTATAAGCTGGGGGTAGGCCCCCTTTAGAGGAGATAACATGACAACAAAGGTCGGTACAACTCAGAACCCGACGCACAATAAGAGCAAGTACACGATACGCTTCTATAATCCTGATGGATCCGAATTCGGATATTCAGAATCTGTAGATGACGTCCCTGGACTTGTTTCTGACGATACGTCTATGGTTGGGGATGACCGTGCTAATTGGCGGCGTGTTATCGCGAGCCGAGAGAACGCAGTGAATAGCGTCTATGGTATTCGAACTCACACCGAAATGGGTACTGGCGACAGTAAGTGGACTCAGAAACAATTTGTTTCTGCAATCGACGATGCTGGCAACCAGTACTTCCGTCTTGGTGTATTCGAGACCTTAAACGCCTCACTGAGAATTCCCTTCGTGCCACTTCCGACCAGTCTTCCTGACTGGGGGAATCTCTCTGAGAATGCAAAAGCCGCTTTCGTCCAAAAGTGTATCTCTCGTATTAGTCTCGCACAAGGCGGGACTATTATCGGTGAGATACGCAAGACGATCGACATGATTCGCCATCCTGCCCAACTACTCAGAAATTCTCTTCAAGACTACCTTTATGTGGTAAAAAACCGCGCTAAAGGCTTTAAAACTGTCCGGAAGAAGAATAAGATTGTAGCTGGGACCTGGTTGGAGTTCACGTTTGGCTGGGTGCCCTTGATCAGAGATGTTCAAGACGCATCCAGGGCTCTTGCCCGTGTAGTTTCCAATATTCCGCCGCTGGAAAAAGTTTCAGTGACGGTTAAGGATGAAAGCACGGATATTGTAGCCGGAAGTTATTCAGTCGGGCAAAGTAGTTGGTCTTTTGACAATGTCACTAAGACTCAAGTTAAGTCAGCATGTTATGGTGCGATCAACCTTTCGGTTAGTCGACCCACTTCAGTGTTGTCTGCTTTTGGACTACGCCCACATGATTTCTTCCCAACTGTATGGGAGTTAATCCCATACTCTTTTGTAATCGATTACTTCACCAATATTGGTGATATGATCGCCGCCGTTTCTTTTCCGACTTCGTACCTAGCATGGTGGGGCCAGACAAATGTTCGAAGGAGTTCCTGTTCTTCAGAGAACTTCCAAGACATAACTGTCAATGGCTCCGCGCCGCCGTACGTTATCGTCGAAGTTAGCGGTACGCCCGGGTTTGCGCGTCGTACGTACGAAGAGATTGTGAGATCTGTTCCCATTACTTTCGTCCCTAGTCTGACTTTTCAGATTCCGGGTTTGAAACAAGGGTTCAATATCGCAGCTCTCGTACAGCAGGCGCGTGCAACTCGTCTTTAATTATGAGGACTTATACATGTCTATTGCTATTACATCGCCCATTACTGGGCTTGCCCAAACGGGGTTGACGTCACCGACCTATACGGTCGCGACTGACGTGGCTCCTGATATCAACGGAAAACAGGTTGCGGTTACCGCTTTAGGCGGGACGCAGACTGGTGTCCGTACTCACGCTGTCTCCGATCCGTTCACCATCACATTTTTCCGCCCACGAACGCCAAAAGCGTTGCAGTCGGCGAATCCTGTGACTGGACGGTTTGGAACTATTCCGAAGAACACCTATTCGATTGTGCTCCGAAAAGGAGTTAACTACGCTGCCAATCAGGCACCGGAAGTTTTCCTTGCTCGTTGCACCTTCGAAGTTCCTGCCGGTTCTGACGCCTATGATAGCGCCAATATCCGTGCAGGACTGTCCGCTTTGGCTGGTGCGATATCGCAGCAGTCAGCGGGTCTTGGTGATCTACTGATCAATAATGTGATCTGATGAAGATCTCGTTAATGATTCAGATAAGATTTTGGCAGTTTGTTTTCAGACTGTCAGAGCGAAAACTAGCTAAGATTTCCCATTCTTGAGACATTTCTGGCAGCTGATTCATCTGCGCAATGCGCAATGGATCGAACCCAGGGATCGTCTTGAAATGGTTATCTTACTGTTTTGCTTTCTTCGTATGTTCCAATGGAGTACTTGATATGGGAGTTTTCCCTGTCGATGTCATTTCCGCCTTGTCAGAAGATCTACAAAGGGTTAGCGGCTTCTCTTACGAGGAGCTTAGGAGATTTAAAACATTTCCACCCGATTGCTCTCATCGATTAGCCTCTGCTATATCTATCGCCAAAAGTCTCACAAAGAAGTTTCTTCCTAGTGAAACTGCAGCGCAGGATAGTGCATGCTTGTCTAAAATGCTTGAAGTAAACTCTACCTCAAGATTGTGGGAGCTGCGTCTCAACACTTCAGGAGATGAAGAATTATGGGGAACGTTTAAAAACGAACTCTATAAGTTCTTTAATCCTGGAGGGTTGCCTTTAGTTGGATCACTGGACGAACTTTTCCTTCTTGGAAGAGTGGGCCCAGGGTCCTCTATCGGTGCTTCGAACGGAGATTTTTATACAAAAATCTTTGCTTCACCGCTTACGTGTAGTTCTCAGGCTCTCATTAAACATTATGAGAGCAACATCCGTCGGTTCGCCGAGTGGTCTAATGCTGAACTTATTAGGGTCCAGCACCATTCGTCCCCGCGGATTGTACAAGGTAGTCGTTTGAGCTTCGTGCCGAAGAATGACACCATCTCGCGTTCTATATGTACAGAGCCTGGGCTGAATATGTATTATCAGCTTGGCTTAGGGCATATTTTAACTGAACGGCTCCGATCGTACTTTCGTATTGATCTAGAGACGCAGCCAGTTAAGAATAGCGAGTTAGCTAGAATAGGTAGCATTGACGGTTCTTGGTCTACTATAGACCTTGAATCTGCCTCTGATACTCTATCGGTCGCATTATGTCGTGAGGTTCTTCCACGCGATGTTTTCGACCTCCTTATGTTGTTAAGGTGTAAAAGCCTTTCTCATAAAGGGACTAGTCATGAGCTGTTTATGATAAGTACGATGGGGAACGGTTTCACCTTTCCCCTTCAGACTATAATCTTCGCAGCCATGGTGCGTGCAGTCTACATTACAATGCGGCAAAAAGAGGAGGTATGTGTATTCGGTGATGACATAGTTTGTAAAAGCTATGCATATCAACGGGTCACAAAACTCCTTGATCTTGCTGGCTGTCGTGTAAACCTAAGCAAGTCCTTTTCAGAAGGACCGTTCCGTGAGTCATGTGGTACCGATTATTTCCTGGGTAGGAATATAAGAGGTTCTACATCAAGAGTCTAGCGACTCTTCAAGACTCATACGCCGCCATCAATGCGTTAAATGGCTTCAGTGCTAGGACTGGAGTCATGTTAGTAGCCGTTATGAAGCTACTAATTCGCAAGGTCGATAGAAGTATTGAGATACCACTCTGGGAAGATCCCAGTAGCGGAATCCGCGTACCTTTATCGATGGTGAAGTCAAGACGTATGTCTAAGACAACATACGGGACTATATATTCTAAATATAGTTTTAAACCGAGAAAGCTCAGAATTAATGAACGAGGTATGTGGCTTAAAGGCCGCTATATCTCGTATAATTGTTCTGGGCTTCTTCTCGCCTTCTTGGCTGGCGTGGCTTTATCTTCCGGTTTACCCCTCCGTAAGGAAGGGCGCTGGAAGAAGGAGCGACGAAGTTGTTCCAACTGGGACAGCTTCGATTCGACCACCGGAATCCTTTCCGGTGTAGATATAAGGCAGCTTGAAACTGCCACCTATTACAACTTTTATAGTTAAATAGGTCCCCCTGAGGAG